ACTTCAGCTTCTAATGCTCTTTGTGCTTTCCAAGTGTATTCCTTTTCGTTGTACTTTAGCTTTTCTACATCAACAGTATTAGCTTCAATCTTTGCGCTTAATGAATAATACGAACCTACTATAGAAGCAAACATAGCTAATAAAGTAACAATTTGAGGAACACTAATTGAAAGGTCTGCTTTGCCATCTCCGTTAATATCAATTTTTGCCATCCTTTTTTCTTTCTTTAAGTTTTTCCTCTATTCTTAATATTGTAAACACAATCGTAAATAATAAAACTATCGTAGTTAAAATACTATTGATAGCAGTAATCCCTAATGCTACTGATAAAAAACTCGCAAAGTATATCTTCAAATCAGTCATTTTAGTATCTTGTATCTACAGTTCCAGTCGCATAAAAAGTATAACAACATCCGGTATAATTCCAAAAAGTATATCCACCACCATAACTAGGCGAGTGATTATTTACACCTAATTGACTTGGCCAAGAAGGTGATGGTTGTGGACCTGAATATGAACAATTTGCAGGTGCGCTCATTCCTCCGGCTTGGTAAGAAATATCATTAAATCCTGTATAATTTGCATTATCAAGGTTATTATTATATAGTTGTGCATAGTGTGTTACCCTTTGGCATAACCTAGCTCCTGTATCATTTCTTTTATAAGTCCAAACTTGATAATTGTGATATCCACTTGATACTCCTGACCCATATCCACCGCCTTCCATATAGGTAGAAGCACTCCAACTTGTAGAATATCCATAGGTAGGATGATTATATTGAACGTAGTAATCAACTGCAACTACTTGATTAGTATTCAATGTATCTCCATTATGTCCAACGATTGTAACACTAGTTCCATTGTCTTGGCTAACAGGTACTGCTGCTTGACTTGTTGCTGAGGTTGTAGCACCTCTACTTTCTCCTGCTGCATTTATAGCATACGCTGCACAATAGTAAGTTGTAGAAGCACTTACACCTCTATTTAAACTAAATGCTCCTGTACCGCTGCCAGATGAATATTTAGGGTTAGAAGTAATATTAGAACTTGTACCGAAATAGAAACCTCTTTGAGTAACAGTTCCACCTCCATCCGAAGTAACATTACCATTCAATGTCATACTGGTTACGGTTACTCCTGTTATAGCATTTGTTGTTACACTAGGAACAGTTACAGATGAATAACCGTAAAACTCCTGCAATCCGTGGGGTTCTGATTTTCCTGCCCCTACTGACAATGTGCTTAAAGAAACATTAGTTCCTAAAGAACCATTAATTTCAAAATTTACATCGCCATTTAATTTAATTTCTCCGCTTCCAACTACTGCCATATCTTAAGCATCTACTACCTCATCAAAAGAAGGTAAGGTTTTTACATAATTATAAGCCCACGCTATTGGGTTGGGCATTAATTGCTCTAAACTATCTAGGTAAATCATTTCACTAGCTTCCTCCATTAAATGATAATTATTAAAATTAATTTTTCTATCATCTTCATTTTGGAAAATATAATACATAATATTTACTCTGTATCTTTTTCCATAAGTTTCATCTATTTCTTCAGGTTGATACAAAACATCTTCTAAGTGAATGGCAATAGCTTTTATAACTATATAGCAATTTTCCAATATAGTATCGGCAACAAATTTATTGTGTGATTCTAATCGTGTAATTGTTTGCCCTCTTAAATGATAATCCGGATGCGATTCGTCTGAAAATTCCATTGGTATTGTTACCTCAACTTCTACAGGGTCGCCTGGCGCATAGTGTCCAATCTTATATGTTCCTTTAAGTGCCATATTTTATCGTTTTTCTAATTTTTCTACTTTATGAGATAATTCTTTAACCGCTTGAATTAATACACCTATTAAACCATTGTAGTCAACAGTAAGTGTTTCCTCTTCGCCTTTTTTTAATCCTTTTTTGGTTTTAACTAATTCAGGTAATACTTTTTCTACATCCTGTGCAATTACACCGCCCGATTTCTTACCATCTTTCTTCCAAGTAAATTGTACACCTTTTAATTCCTTAATGGTTTGAATGGCATTTTTATAAGTGGAAATATCTTCTTTTAACCTTTCATCTGAAGATACAGTAGTACTTGCTGCTATAACATCGCCTTCAACGTGCAAATCGCCATCTGCTTCTAAACGCATTTGGTTTAATCCATTTACATAGAAGTCCATTTGGGTATTATCTGTCCAAGTAATATAATCAGTAGAATCTAAACCTATTGTAGAAGCAAAAAGACTATTGAATGTAACGTCGTCACTTGTGCCTAAATCTAATCCTTCTTTTGCGACCAATGGTGTTACACTAACCCAATTAAGTCCATTCCCTTTAACAAAATAATTTTGGTTTGGGCTTAATGAACCCAAAGTATCTCCAGAACCATAGTTGTAAAGATAATCTACAACTGCTGCACTTGTTGGAATTGTTGTGTCATTGTCATTTGAATGAATCCCCTCAGCTTCTGTTACTATTGTAGTGGGTGCTATTTTTGCAAATGATACACCGCCATCCTTAACTTCTAATTGGTTACTTCCATTGTAGTCAATAGTAGTCGCATCTACTGAAGGAGTAAAAGAACCACCACTTACCCAATCAAATCCACCCGTTGCTGAATCATAAGATAAAACATCGCCATCGTTTGGAGTGTTTGTAGCTTTTAAGTTATCTTCATCTACTACATTTGATGCAATAGTTAAAGCACCCGAGCCTGTTACTTCCCCTGTGTGAGTAGCATTGTATAAATTTGTAGTTCCTTCAGCAATATCATCTGTATCTAATACGACAACTCCTGTTTGACTATTTACACTTGTTACTAAATTAGTATCATCCAACAATGCAGAAAGGTCTAAAGTGAATGTAGAAGCATCGTCACGAGTAAAAGTAACAATACCTGTTCCTGCGTTTAAAGTTCCACTAGCTATTGCTCTAGCATCCTCATCAAGATATGCTGAAATATCTATTGTGCTAGTAGTACCATCTGCTTTAGTAAATGTTATAATATCACTAACTAAAGATAAAGAACCTGCGCTATAAAGTTCTGTAAAGTTGTCGTTTGCTTTATCGAATGCAGTTCTTAAAGGGTCTCCTGTACCATCGTTAGCTACTGTACCGATATTAATTACTTGTTTTGCCATTTTATTTTTTTATTAAATATCTTTATTCATTTTATTATATTCCATTATCTGCATAATAAATATTACTATCAGCAGTAAATAAAGTGCTATCAGCATAAATTATAGAACCTGCAGCAGTTCCTGGATAAATAATACCCCAAGAATTAGCCTCATTAACATTACCCCACCAAGACTCGGGATAAGATGCGCCCCAGCCTATGTTATTTTCTCCCCACCAGTCGCTAATTACTGCCATTGTTTTTCTTTTCTACTTTAGTTAAAAACTGTTTTAACTTTGTGATATTTATTGCCTTTGGCTTGTATTTACTTCTTAAAGCACCCATCCGTTGAATAAACTATCTTTAGAGGGATAAACATCCTCGTTATTATTTGTATTATACTCTGGAAAAGAACTTATATTATATGTAACGTAATCTATCATTCTTCTTGTATAATATTCAGCAAATTCTCTTTCTTTATTTACTAAATAATCAACCTCACTTTTACTTACTGATTCTGAATTTTCGCTCTGATGCTTAAATATGCCTCCGTTTTTAATCTGATAAGCGGCAAAAGGCAAGTAATCTATCATTGCATAATGAATGAGCATTGGTTGTAGATAGGTATTTGTTAATGTTAAATAGCTTCCTGCTAAACTTCCTGCTAAAATATCGCTAGAAATTTTGTTATATAAATCACTACCAATATAGTTTTTGATATGTATTTCTTGTGCAATTTTAATAAACTGAATAAACTTATCAGTATCTACATTACCATCTAATATAGTATTTTTTACTAAATCAGTTCTCGATATGAATAGTGCGGTTGCCATTAGCTATCTTTTTTTTCAAATCCCTTTTCTTGCTTAGTTTTCCAGTTTTTTGGTTCTAAAAATCCTCTGTTCTCTTGGTCACGAGTTCTTTTAGCTACCTCAGACTCATTTTTAGGTGGTTTTAAGCCTTTTTTCTTCGCTTCGTTAACACTTATCTCACTTTTTGGATTTTTAACGTCAGGAGCAACGTCTATTGCCATATATGTTTTTCTCATCCAGTAATGTCTGCAAGAACCACCTCCTTTGTAAAGCCAAATATCATAAGTGTCATCTCCTCTTGGACCCCAACCTTTATTTACAGGCATTTCAGACATTTTTATAATATCTTCCTTTCTGTAAATCTTTCTAGCTTTAACCATATTAGTACAAAAATCTCTACTTTCTTCATCAAATTCTAAAGGTGCATATTGATAACGTACTTTAAACTTCATATTATCTATTTGAGTGTCTTGCTCACTTTCTGCATTAGGTCTTGCTATTCCTGTTGTAGCTAAACCTATCATCTTATCTAATACTTCTTCTTGGTCGTAATCAACCTCTCTTTCATCGACAAGTACCCAATTTTCTAAATCTTCATCTTCTCCTAAATCAGATAATGCAGTAAAAACTTCATCACTAACAAATTCGTAATGCTTAGACATTTTTACTCCTGTTTCTTCTTCTATTTGTTCATCACTTACTTCGTCAATAATATCTTCGTTAAATTCTAAAGGTTGTAATGTTTCAAAATAAAGTTTCAATGCTATACCATTGTAAGATAAAATATCGTCAAAAGCATCTATTAGTAATTCTTGAAAAGGTTTAATTACTATATTGTTATTTAATATAGATGCAGTTCTAAGTTCATCCGCATTATTTCCTAAACCAGTATTGTCTTTAATACCAAATAACATTGGAGAAACAATTCTATGGCTACTAAT